AACCAGTATTTCTCTAATACAGGCTTCCTTGTCACCAAATCAGCATAATATTTCACTCTAAAGCTTCTTAATCTCTCCGGTTCTAAAATTTTTGCAGATTTAGCAGTATTCCTGCCCACTCTGCCGTCTACCTTGATTTTTACCTTGTTTTTATGGTTACAAGCCTTCTGAAGGATGGTAGCTGCCCTCTTTATCCCCATATTCACTGACATGTCAAAATATATAGCCCTTATGCTATCAGGGAGCATATTTACCTTCGAAGGAATCCAATAATGATCATAATAGAGTTTCGCAGCATGTTTCTTCGTCAGCTTCTTTATATCTTCATCAGGGAACGCCCTCTTGGAGATACCATACTTGGTCTCCCCACCCGGATCATCCGGATCATTCACATAACCACCCTCGTGCTTAAAGACCTCTTTAATGACCTGATCGAAAGATGTCACGCTTTTTACGTTCCCTCCGTATTCTATTTCGCCTAATCTGAGCGGGAGTACGACCATACTTATCCAAATCGTGATCTTTATCCCTTTTATCATCTTTTCTACGTTTTGCAGCCCTATTTACCATCTTCTTCGTCTTCTTCGTCTATTCCAGCCTCTGGATTGCCCTTTGTACGGTGATTCTCCTCTATTAACTGCTCTTCAAAGCAATTCTGGCATATATAAACCTCATCAGGGCGTAAAGGCTTATCACATTCAAAACATAAATTAGGTAGAGGCATTATTTTCCTCCTTCTTAGCCTTTATATGATGGTAATACCAAGTGGTAACAGCATCATATAAGTCTTTTCTCCTCTGATCACTGTAAAACCCGCGTATTCCAGCAATGTCACTCCAGAGCTTCCCCTTATTTAAACTGTCATCATCGTCAAGATATTTGGAATAGTCAATGTCTACCACTATATTCTATCACAGGTTGTACGTTAATAGTAATTAAAGACATCCTATATCAAAAACAACTAACATGAATAAATTTATAACCAAAATATTTAAAAGTCAACAAAAATATATTTCCCACTTATCTCCCCTACCTGTTACCTGTTGGCTATTCCGACTTAAAGTATCAGTTGAGTAACGAACAAGCTGGGAAAGCACATCCAAATACCTTTTTCCAAAAAATAATATAGATTGTGGGTGTGTCATTTACCATCCGCACCACCCCTTTGAATTTCACTCCCTGCCATCTAATCCTCGTTGAAAGTTAAATTCAATGGTCGTAACTTCGTTACCAATCACCGATCTCATTGGCTGAGGTGTCGCTCAAGTGAACTGGATCGCAAGGCGATCACTCACTTGAACTGACACTCCCCTCGCCCATACTACCACCATGCTACTGTAGTACCTACGCTCGGCTCATCTCAATGAATCTATAGATTGCTGAAGTCCCATTGAATTAAACCTTTCTTCCTCGGATTAGTGCTAAGACAGGAGTGAAATGCAATGCGGTGGAAGATATGCGGATGATAAGACTTGCAGAGCATAAGACCCCTTCGGCTTCTATTGCTCTGTCCTTTCACGTGCAGGCATTAGTGATAGATACACTACTCCATTCAGGAGTGGTATTACTGTTAACAACCTAAAGAAAGGAGTCTATTATGGCTTTAATTAATGGTTCTCGTATATCTATCAACGTAATCGATTGGGGTGCAGAACTTGGGATATCTCTCGTTCAGTCACTCTTTAGCGGTTACACTTGCAAAGTCGCCAATACAGCTTATCCCGATGGTGCTGTAATCCCCGACGACGTACCTAAAGATTCCAGAGGCAATGCCTTTACGGATCATTTACGGTTCACGTTCACGGGTGCACAAATCCCTCTCGATGAGTTTCCAGACTGTCTCAGTTTGGGAAATCTCGGGTATCAAGCTGTATACCAACTGGCATCTAACCAGCCAACAGTTAATCAACC